GCGAGGGCCCCTAATTTCATACTGTCCAGAACGATCGGCTTTTTCGCCGGGTTTATAAGAATCTGGCATGTTGAGTCTCCTTTCATATGTACTTGGCTTGTCGAGGCCTGTAAGTACATTATAGTATGGTAAAATATGGAAATCAATCGAAAGGACGGTAAATTCTTGACGCCAAATGAATTAGAACAGCTCCCGAAACCAACTGAGCGCACCATGACAGCCGCGGAACTGGCCATAATGTCGGAGATTGTAGAGCGTATAAAAAAAGCCAATGAAATCACTCCGCTCATTGACTGGACCTTGGGTCGATTGGCCGCCATAGGCGAAAGCAAAACCAGGATTAAAAAGATAATCAGCGATGCACTGGTAGACACTGATCTCCAGATTGATAAGATCTATGAACAGGCAGTACGGTCCGATTATGTAACAAATAAAGAACTTTACAAGGCAACGGACCGGGACTACCTACCCTATCGGGAAAATAAATGGTTGCAACAGGTAGTATCCGCAATCACGGAGCAGACAAAAGACAGTCTCCGGCCTATGGAGAACATAACGCAGACCACAGGCTTCAATGTAAAGATGGGAAAAGAAACGGTATTTACTCCGCTTTCTGAATATCTGGAACGAACTCTGGATAATGCCATGACGGAAATAATTATAGGAGTAAAAACCTACAGCCAGGCCATTAACGGTGTGATTGATGAAATGACCTCCAGTGGCTTACGAATCGTGGATTATGCTTCTGGTCGGTCTGATCGGGTGGAAGTAGCTGCTCGCCGGGCAATCATGACAGGAGTGGGGCAGCTGACCGATAAAGTCAATGAAAAGAACGCTGAAGACCTCCAAACGGATTACTGGGAAGTAGAGTGGCATATGGGAGCCAGGAATACCGGTGCCGGATTCATGAATCATCAGAGTTGGCAAGGTAAGGTATATAGTTCTGCAGAAATGCGGACAGTGTGCGGCCTTGGTGAAATGCTGGGTTTTGCTGGGATTAACTGCTATCACATTCGTTTTCCTTTCCTTCCAGGTATTTCTAAACGAAAGTACACTGATGAATGGCTGACAGAGCAGAACCGGAAGGAAAACGTCAAGAAAGCCTTTAACGGAAAAGAATACGATACTTACGGAGCCATACAGTACCAGAGAAAACTAGAGCGTACTATAAGAAAGTTAAAAGAGGATATAAAGCTACTAGAAAAGGCAAAGACTGATCCGAATGACA